ACCAAATACAGCGCTGAAGACGAACAAGGTTTGATGTCGCGGCTGTGGGCTCCGCGCATCAAGGACAGCCCGCTTAACTTTGTAGCGCTGGTATTCCCGTGGGGCGTCAAGGGTACGCCGCTGGAAAACTTCAAGGGGCCGCGCAAATGGCAGCGCGAGGTGCTGCAAGATATTGCCACGCATATCGAGCAGAACAAAGGCCAAATCGACTACGCAGTAATGCAAGCCGCCATTTCATCCGGGCGCGGTATCGGCAAGTCGGCGCTGGTCAGCTGGATCACAATCTGGATGTTGTCAACCCGCATTGGCTCGACGACCGTCATCTCGGCAAACTCGGAGTCGCAACTGCGCTCAATCACCTGGGCTGAGATTACCAAGTGGCTGGCAATGTCACTGAACTCGCACTGGTTTGAAGTCTCAGCCACCCGCGTCATGCCCGCCAAGTGGCTGACTGAACTGGTCGAGCGGGACTTGAAGAAGGGCACCAGGTACTGGGGCGTCGAGGGGCGGCTGTGGTCAGCGGAGAACCCGGACGCTTTTGCTGGCGTGCATAACTACGACGGGGTGCTGGTCATCTTCGATGAGGCAAGCGGCATTGACGACGCCATCTGGGCGGTAACGGGTGGGTTTTTTACGGAGAACACGCCGAATCGGTTTTGGTTAGCGTTTAGCAATCCGCGCCGCAACACGGGGTACTTCTACGAAGCGTTCAACTCCAAGCGGGCGTTTTGGCAGACTAGGGTGGTGGACGCCCGGACGGTGGAGGGGACGGACAAACAAGTCTACGAGCGGATCATTCAGGAGTATGGGCCGGATAGTAGCCAGGCGCACGTAGAGGTTTATGGGATGTTTCCGAGTGCGGGGGACGATCAGTTCATATCAAGTTTGATTGTGGACGAGGCGATGAAGAGGGAGAAGTACAAGGACTTGAGTGCGCCGATCATTATTGGTGTGGACCCGGCGCGGTTTGGGGCTGATGCAACGGTGATAGCGGTGAGGCAGGGGCGGGACATTGTGAACATTACGAGGTATCGGGGGGATGACACGATGACGGTGGTGGGGTATGTGATTGACGCGATTGATGAGTACAAGCCTGCGCTGGTGGTGATTGATGAGGGGGGGTTGGGGGCGGGGATTGTGGACAGGTTGAAGGAGCAGCGCTACAAGATCAAGGGGGTAAACTTTGGGAACAAGGCCAAGAACCCGGTGATGTATGGAAATATGAGGGCGCAGATGTGGGGGGAGATGAGGGAGTGGTTGAAATCTGCTAGTATTCCGACCGATAGGTTTTTGAAGACGGATTTAATTTCGCCTAAGATGAAGCCGGATTCACGGGGTACGATCTTTTTGGAGAGCAAGAAAGAGATGAAAGCACGGGGGTTGGCTAGTCCTGATGCAGCGGACGCGATATGCGTGACGTTTGCGTTCCCTGTGGCGCATAGGGAGTACACTGAGCCAACGCGCAGGTATAACGCGCAAGGTGACGGGATGCATACTTCATGGATGGGGAGTTAAATGGCAAAGGTGTCTCTTAGTATTGGTCGCGGTGAGAAGCGCCCTACATCGCAGGGTGCGGGGTTGACTGCCAAGGGGCGGGAGAAGTACAACGCAGCGACAGGGTCGAACTTAAAGCCGCCAGCTCCCAACCCCAAGACCAAAGCGGACGAGGGGCGCAAGGCTAGTTTTTGTGCAAGGATGGGCGCAGTAGCGGCCAACGCCAAGGATGGCGAACGTGCCAAAGCGGCTCTTAAACGATGGAAGTGCTGATATGGCTATGAAACCTGGACTTTACGCAAACATCAACGCCAAGCAAGACCGCATTGCTGCCGGCAGTAAAGAGAAGATGAGGAAGCCTGGCACTCCGGGCGCACCTACTGCCAAGGCGTTTAAAGAGTCTGCCAAGACGGCGAAGAAGAAGTAGCCATGCCACTTGTCAAGTCACCAACCCCTAAAGCCTTCCGCGAAAACGTCAAGGCTGAGGTCAAGGCCGGTAAGCCGGTCAAGCAGGCAGTGGCGATTGCATACGCAGTCAAGCGCGGTTCTGCCAAACCGATGATGAAGAAGAAATAATGGTTGATCAAACGGGCATGGTAGCGGTAGGCAATGTTGCCAACGGTGGCGGCAAGAAGGACGACGACTCAAGCGTACTGGCTACCGCACGAAGCCGTTTGGACATGGCGATATCGGCGTTATCTGAGTCCCGCGAGGATGAGATTGACGACCTGAAGTTCTACGCTGGCTCACCTGACAATCGGTGGCAGTGGCCTGCTGATGTGCTGGCGACCCGTGGTGCTGTGCAGGGCCAGACCATCAACGCACGGCCCTGCCTGACCATAAATAAGCTGCCCCAGCACGTTAGGCAGGTAACCAATGATCAGAGACAGAACCGTCCAACTGGCAAGGTTATTCCAGCCGACGACAAGGCCGACGTTGCCGTTGCCGAGGTGTTCAACGGCATGGTGCGGCACATCGAATACATATCGGATGCGGATGTCGCTTACGACACCGCTTGTGAGAACCAAGTCTCCTACGGAGAAGGCTACATCCGAATCCTGACTGAGTATTGCGACGACAACACGTTTGATCAGGACATCAAGATCGGGCGGGTACGCAATTCGTTCTCGGTGTACATGGACCCGGCCATCCAAGACCCCTGCGGCGCAGACGCCAAATACTGCTTTGTTACCGAAGACATCCGCAAAGAAGACTACCAGCGGATGTACCCCGATTCAGCGCCTATTACGACGTTACAAACGCTTGGTGTGGGTGACCAAAACTTGTCGCAATGGTTAAACGAAGACACGATCCGCGTTGCTGACTACTATTACGTTGACTACGACAAGGCTACGCTCAATCTGTACCCTGGCAACGCCACGGCGTTTGCTGGAACGCCTGAAGACAGGCAACTGAAGGCTATTTACGGCAAGCCCAAGAAAAGCCGCGAGTCCGATCGGCCCCGGATCAACTATTGCAAGATCAATGGGTACGAGATATTGGAAAAACGCGAGTGGGCGGGTAAGTACATCCCGGTCGTGCGGGTTGTGGGCAACGAATTTGAGGTTGACGGGCGGTTGTATGTGTCGGGCATTGTGCGAAACGCCAAGGATGCCCAGCGGATGTACAACTACTGGGTGAGCCAAGAGGCAGAGATGCTTGCACTGGCACCCAAAGCGCCGTTTATTGGGTACGGTGGGCAGTTTGAGGGTTACGAGAACCAGTGGAAGACCGCAAACACGACCAACTGGCCGTATTTGGAGGTAAATCCAGACGTTACGGACGGTGCGGGTGCTACGTTGCCACTACCACAGCGTGCCCAGCCTCCGATGGCCTCCAGCGGGCTACTACAGGCCAAGGCGGGGGCTTCTGAAGACATCAAAGCGTCCACAGGGCAGTACAACGCATCGTTGGGCATGACATCGAATGAGCGCAGCGGCAAGGCCATTCTTGCTAGGCAGCGCGAGGGCGATGTGGGGACTTACCACTTTGGTGACAACCTGGCGCGTGGTGTGCGGTACTTGACCCGTCAACTGGTGGACTTGATTCCCAAGATTTACGATACACAGCGCATCGCACGCATCATTGGTGAGGACGGCGAGACAAGCATGGTCAAGATTGATCCGATGCAACCCGAGCCCGTCAAGAAGATCATAGACCAACAGGGCATTGTGATTGACAAGATTTACAACCCCGGCGTTGGCAAGTACGATGTGGTGGCTACCACCGGACCGGGATACGCAACCAAGCGTCAGGAGGCGTTGGAGGCGATGGGCCAGTTGTTGCAAGGCAACCCGCAGTTGTGGCAAGTGGCGGGTGACCTGTTTGTGAAGAACATGGACTGGCCGGGCGCTCAAGAGATGGCGAAACGCTTTGCCAAGACGATTGACCCAAGGTTGATGCAAGACGGCGACAAGCCGCCTGAGTTGCAGGCGGCAGAGCAGCAGATTCAGGCGATGGGTCAGGAGATGGAGCAGATGCAACAGATGCTGCAAAACGTCAGTAGGTCGATTGAAGCGCAGGATATGCGCCGCAAAGACTACGAGGCTGAGATTAAGCAGTACCAAGCTGAAACCCAACGCATCACGGCCACGCAGGCTGGCATGAGCGAGGAACAGATTCAGGATATTGCTATGGGCGTGGTTGCAGCAGCAATGGAGTCGCAAGCCATGATGAACCAGATGCCGGAGATGCGCCAAGAGTCCATGCCGATGGAGATGATGCCACCTGAACAAGGGATGCCGCAATGAAAGCGTGTGATTTTATAGGCGTGCTGTTCTTGGCGCGGGATGTGGCGCACAGCGTCCACCTGAACACGCGCAGCTACAGCAAGCACA